ACTTTTGTTAAAATTCAAGTTTAATTGAAAAATTCGTTCAATTTTATTTGGTTCATAATTCAAGTTTAATTTATATTTGCACCATAAAGTTAATGCAAAAGCGCAATAACAGCAAAATAAAGTTGGAATAAAAACAGCAAAATAGATTATTCACTCTAAAAAAGACAAGATATGACACAGAAAGAATTCGAAGATAGAATCGGTGAAAAGTTCGTAGGTGATTATTCAGAAGTAGAAGAATGCTATATGAATACAGACCTTGATAAAGACCTTTTTTGTAAGCTGTGGATTGAAAATCCAACCGCACTTAAAGAGATAGAACGGAAGACCGCATTAGTACGTGAACTATACGAAGAGCGTAAATGCCTTTCTAACCTTTTGATAGATCAAGCAGAAAAATGTAATGCAAGCGATTTGAGAGAAATGGCAATCGCTATGATTGGCGAACGTGAGTACCTCAGAAGAAAGATTGCTAAGGGTTATAACCTCTGGGATGATGATAAGAAGTTGTTGGATAATATTTTAAGCAAGTAATAATCATGGGATATTCAAGATGTGCCACGTGCAAATACTTTAGTCGCAGCACTGAAAATAAAGCTATTGGTCTTTGCGCTAAAAGAGGTTCCGAAAAATGGCTCGCAAATGGAAGGGCTTGTTTGGAATACGAAAAGAAAAAACAAAAATAGATAACCAATCCCGGCCGGGCTTGACCACCTTGCCGGGAACTCAGACAATAATATCAGGTATATGGAAAATCAATTAGAAATTATTAAATCCAATCTCCCTTATGGCTATGAGGGGAGCATTGCAAAAGAAGCAGGATGTTCAAAAGGCACAGTACATAATATCCTTAACAACAAGCCTGCATCTGCCCGTTCAGCTTATAAGGCTAAAGTTCTCACAATAGCAACCAGAATGGCTAAAGAAGCCTTGGAAGCCTCAAAAGGAGTTTCTAAAGCGGCAGCCGAATTAGAAACATTGCAAAATGGAACTACAAGCGAACAATGAATTAACCAAGCGTGAAAATCAAATCGCCGGACTTGCCTTTTGCGGACTCGCAAAGAAAGAAATGGCAGACAGGCTTCACGTGGCTTACGGAACTATCAACGTTTTGCTCGACAAAGCATACAAAAAGACCGGAACCAGCAAATTAAATGAACTGGGGTCATGGTGGGCCAATAGAGTATTTACTCTAAACATAGATTTTCAACAGCTACAAAAGACGATTATAGCTCTTTGCTTCTTGGGAATAACAATATTCCAATTTTCAGTAGATAATCATCACGATTATTACTACCGAACAAGAAGAGGAAGAACGCAAAGATACAAGACCGAAGAAATATCTCAACCTAATTATAAACAGGCAGCATAGCATAGAGTTGCAATGTGTTTCAGATAGTGAAGAAAGCTCGTAACCAATAATTAACCAACCTAAGAAACAGCTAAAATGGGAGAAAGATATTTAGAAAGAATTGTAGCAAGCGGCATAAAAATCGGAACGATACAGACGCTTAAAGAATTAGGGCTACTGCCGGAGGTGGTAACAATCTCCCAAGCAGAAAAGATATACGGACGCCGTCTCATTACAGAATGGCGTAGTAAGGAATGGATAAAGTTTTATCCTGCTAAGAACAAGGAACGCGGCAAGTATTATGTGAAAATGTCCGAACTGGAAACAGCAAGTGCCATGATGGATATTCATAACAAAGTACCGGCCAACATAATCAAAGTATTAATGCAAGTACCATGACTGCAAAAGATATACAAATAGGGCAGAACATTACAGCCGGACTCTTTTTCCGGTGCGGACATTACGGGGATGATGTGGACTACGCCATTATTACCGGAGTGGTTATACGCAAATTGGAATGCTATAATCAGGTGCTTGTTGATGTCGATTTAGAACAATCGTTTAATAGTCCCGGCAAATCAGTCTGGGTACGGTTAGACAAAGCAGATTTTAATATTAACAACTAAAATTCTCATTATGAGCAGTATTATTCAAGTTAAGATGGAAGAGCTAAATGCGCTTCCAGCAACGAAAATTGTCGAAAATGAAGGTGTACAAGCAAAGTTTATTCAAATGTACAATGCAATTTGGGGTACGGATAAGGGTGAGCAGATGTACCACAAAGAAGTATTCAATTTTCAAAAATTACTTCGAGATAACCCCGATGTAGCCACTTCAAGCAAAATGTCCCTTTATGGCTGTTTCCTTGATATCGCAGTCAATGGACTAACATTAGACCAGACAGGGCATCCGCTCTGCTATATTCTGAGTCGCAACTGCAAAACTGGGTACAAAAACGAACATGGGAACGATATTTACGAAAAACGTGCATACGTTTCAGTTACCGGCTACGGTGAACTTACCATGCGTATGCGTGCCGGCCAAATTAAATATGCTGACAACCCCGTCGTCGTTTATGAGGGAGACCATTTCAAGGCATCTTTAGTCAATGGAGTAAAAAACATCGAGTATGAAGCACAATGCCCCCGCACATCAACCAAGGTTATTGCAGCATTCATACGCATTGTACGCAATGATAATTCAGTGGATTATCAATGGCTCATGCAAGGGGATATTGAACGCTTGAAGCATTATAGCGAAAAAGCAAATTCCAAATGGAATGAGCAGACCAGACGGAGAGAACTTGGTAATGCCAATGCTTTATACACTTCCAATAATGGCGGTATTGACCCCGGTTTCCTTGAAAACAAAATGATTAAACACGCCTTCGACGCATACCCTAAAGTACGTACCGGAAAATATACCATTATGGCAACCGACCAGGAGGAAGAAGAAATCATCGATTATGGAATTGTGGAAGATGCCAATATTGCACAGGAAGACCCAAACATTCCTTTTGGTGAAGAAAAACAGCTCACCGCACCGGAACCGGTATCTGTAAATGTCAGCAAAGCAGATGAAGAAGAAGGATTCTAACCATTAATACTTAAAGCTATGTCAACAGAATTAATAAAAGTAGAAGAGTTTACCTCTTTAATGAAAAGTGCCCCTGACGCCTTAGGCAAGAACCAAAAATCAATAGCCAACTGTAATTCAGCGGGACAGGCAATCTTAGATACGATTCAAGGAGAAGGCATGACTGATGAACTGGATGCCAAAGCTGCGGAGTATCTGAAGAAAGTCAATGTTACAATTACCAACATGAAAAGCCGTCGTGCGCCTGTTACCCAACTATTCGACCGTATCCGGTCCATTTTCACGACAGATGAAAAAGCTATTGACCCAAAAGACAAATCAACAATTCCGGGCAAAATAGCTGCAGAACGTGATAGATATGCAGCACTGAAGCGTGAAGAAGAAAGAAGGAAGCAGCAGGAGATGCAACGACAAGCCAATATCGAAAAGGAAAAAGGAACGTATCGGTTTGCTATTGAACAAGCTATCAATACGCACATGAGTTCCTATTTTGCCGAACAACAGAAGAATCTGAGCCATATTTGGGAAAGCATTACACTGGCTACATTTGAACTGAAAGAAAAGAGTATTAGAGGTTGGTCAACTCTGTACCCTCGTGAGCACTTCGACACTTTCAATCAAGACATCACAACTTATTATCTGGACGCACAAACCAAAGCGAATATCAAGGCTGAAATTCTAAGCAATAAATATTCCGCTTTCTCTCAACAGTATAAGTTTGACATGGAGGATTTACGTCAGTCATTTATCGACCGCCTTTCCTCCAAAAAGCAAGAACTTATTGAGGAAGAAGAATTACGCAAGAAAGATGCTGAAGCTGCTGCCAAAGCGGAAGCCGAAAGGAAACAACGGGAAGAAGAGGAGCGAAAACAACGTGAACTTGAAATACAGCAAAAAGAACATGAGCAGCAACAAAAAGCGGAGTCTTCTATACAATCCGCACAAATGAATAGTCTGTTTGTAACGGCTGCCGCTTCTGTTACAACAAGGACTAGCAAAGCCAAAGTGACTGAAAGAATTAAAATACTACACCCTGCCGGCTTCTTGGAAATATATCAGATGTGGTGGATAAATGAAGGTCAGAATCTGACAATAGAAGAACTTGAAAAAATCCACAAAAAGATGATTTCCTTCTGCGAAAAGAAAGCTAACAGCGATGATGAAATGAAAATCAAATCAAAATATATCCGATACGAAGAAGAAGTTAAAGCAGGAAAGTAATGGCAAATCCGGATTCATATTACTTGCGTACAGAAGTCAGCAACTCCGATCTGACAGAACTCAAAAACTATCTTTATCCCCGTACCCAGTATGGGGATAAAGAAAAAGCCTTCAAGTTTGGGACATTGGTAGATGCACTTATTACCGAAAACGAACGGGTACATTATAGTAAGCGCATGGTGGATGATGTAACCTATTCACGGGAAGATTTCGAGTTAGGCCTTGCCATGAGGGAAGCTTTAAGAAAAGAGGCAAGAAAAGACGAGTTCCTTAGAGCCGTTCTTTCCAACTCCGATACCCAGAAATTCATGGTAAACAAATCCCAGCGATTTCTCTACGGAAACTTTGAGTATACTCTTGATACCCGATGTAAATGGGATTGGTGGTTACCTGGTTTTGGATTTGGTGGAGATTTAAAGACCACTTTTGCAGAATCACAAAACCAGTTCAATGAAGCTATAGATTTTTTTGATTGGGACCGTTCCAGAGCATGGTATATGGATATAGCAGGAAGTCAACAGGACTTTATCTATGCCATCAGCAAGAAGAACCTGAAAATATTCAAAGCATTCATTAGACGAGACGATGATACCTATAAACGTGGAAAAGAGAAATATGATGAATTGGCTTTTAAATGGTGGATGCTCTTTTCTTGATATATTTTAATCGAAAACGATATGAACATACTTATCACACCCAAAGAACAAATCTGCAAGGAACTTACAGATATTGACTCATTCCTCAATATAACAATGAGCGAAAATGCAGAAGAAGCCGTATTGCGCGGAAATGACTTGGCTGTATATGTCGCCCGTTCAGGCAAGTTATTAGCTGATGCTAAATATTGGCTTAACGAAGCCATGAATTCCGAAACAATGAAAACACTTGCCGAAACAGCCAAAAATGCCAAGGCTACAGCTACGGCAATAAACGCTTTAGTAAACTCCCTTTGCAGGGAAGAACGATATTTGGTCGATTGGTGTGAACGGTGCAATCGAACCGCAACACATCAGCTATCATGGTGCGTGACAGTAATAAGCAAAGCCAAAGAAGAAATGAAAATGGCTGGTATGTACAACAATAACAACAGACAAAAATGCTAAACGACCAAGAAGCACCCAAATACTTGCTTTGGCTTCTTATAGCCATTATCCTAATGGGATTAGACGAAAACATTACTGGATTCCCATTCATCATGGGAGCCGGTATAATCATATATCTATTTATTAACATGCTTATTCTTACATCAAAGGATGAGCCTAAAAAAGAGAACAATGGAAACTGCAAAAATTGACATCAAGCAGGCTGTCATTAAAAAAGACAGATTAAATGTTGTGTACAACGAGCGATTCACAGAAGCCAACTACACAAACAAGGTTACCAAGAATTGCGACCAAATCGTACATTCCGAACTGAAGGAGATTTTTAATCACTTGAAACTGCATCTTGTGGTATTATGCGAGCAACCCGAAGCGGAAAAAATCTACAAGTCAAGTTTTACATCACCGGGCTTTGATGAAACTCTGAATAACTACTTCATTACCGGATATGCCAATGATAGCAACGATGGAGTACCGGGTATAACCATAATGGGAGGCAAATTACTACAATCCGGTAAAATTGTGGATTTGAAAATCTTTACTCCATTCGGAGACGAAGAATATAAATTTTCAGAAGAACTACAAATAGATGCAGCAGCTTGCGATGCGGAAGTGGAAGCATATCTCTTTGAAGAGAAATGGGGCATTAAGCAAGAGCGGTTAGACTTTGATAGCGATATCCCCGATGAAGCTGTTACCGATACAGAAGAACTTCCTGCAGAAGAAAAAAAGCCTAAAAGGAAAGGCAGAAAGACCAAAACTATAGCTCCTGCCGCTTAATCAAATGCGGGGCTGATTTTTGTCAGCCCCATAAAACTCTAAATTACAAGTCATGATTATAGAATTAAAAGGAAACGTTTTTGAAGTTACTTTCAAGTACAAGCCCACTATTGTTGACAGAATACGTCAAATTACAGGCAAGAGATATGACGGAAGCAGAAAGAAATGGCTTATTCCTGTTTCCAGTCGTGTCGAACTTGAAAAAATGGTCTATCAAATCAGACCATTTGAAAATATCCAATGGGTTACAGGACAACAGAAACAAGAAGAAGAGGAAGAAGTTGCGTACAATATACCGGAACTGCCGGAGCTTGATATTCCCCACTTACTCAAAGTAAACCCATATCCCTATCAATTAAAAGGAATTGCAAGAGGATTACAGCTCAAACGATTCATGAATTGCGACGAGCCGGGCCTTGGAAAGACACTGCAAAGCATTGCAACTATTAATCTTGGGAATGCCTTTCCTTGTTTGGTTATTTGTCCTTCTGCCTTAAAGGTTAATTGGGAAAGAGAATGGCATAAGTTCACAGATAAAAAGGCAATGGTACTGACGGACAAAGTACGAGATACATGGACTTTCTTTTATCAGACTGGCATGTATCAGGTATTCATCGTTAATTATGAATCGCTTAAAAAATACTTTGTACAACGTATCAAAAAAGAATCTGGTTGGACTTTAAGAGATGTGGAATTCAGAAACAGCATCCAACTTTTCAAATCTGTAATCATTGATGAAAGCCACCGTTGCAAATCATCATCCACTCAGCAGGCTAAATTCTGTAAAGGTATATGCAATGGTAAGGAATGGGTCATTGAACTTACCGGAACTCCGGTTGTCAATAAGCCTAAAGATTTAATTCCGCAGTTATCTATCCTTTCCAGAATGGAAGATTTTGGAGGATATAAGACATTCGTCAATAGATATTGTTCCGGTCAGAATGAAGCATCAAACCTGAAAGAACTTAACTATATGCTATGGACTAAATGTATGTTCCGGCGTGAAAAGTCATTGGTGCTGACAGACCTTCCCGATAAAATACGACAAGTAAATACTTGTGAGATAACTAACCGCAAGGAGTATATCGACGCAGAGCGTGATCTTATCATGTACCTACAAAAATACAAAGAAGCGGATGATGAAAAGATAGAGAAAGCATTACGAGGTGAAGTCATGGTACGTATTAATATCCTCCGCCAAATATCAGCCAGAGGGAAAGTACGTGATGTAATTGAGTTCGTAAAAGACTTTCGTGAGAATGGAAAGAAAATCATCCTCTTTTGCTCACTTCACGAAGTGGTAGATCAACTGAAAAGCTATTTTCCTACGGCTGTATCTGTAACTGGAAGGGACTCACAAGATGAGAAACAAAGAGCAGTGGATTCTTTTCAAAACAATCCCAAAACAGATATTATCATCTGTTCCATTAAAGCTGCAGGAGTCGGACTTACCCTAACAGCATCAAGCAATGTTGCCTTTGTTGAATTCCCCTGGACTTATGCCGATTGTTGCCAATGCGAAGACCGTGCGCATCGTATAGGGCAAAAGGATTCTGTAACCTGTTACTATTTCCTCGGCCGACGTACCATTGACGAGAAAGTTTACCGTATTATTCAAAATAAGAAAGCCATTGCCAAGGATGTTACTGGTTCCACGGAAGATATAGAAGAGAATATCGTTGATATGGTAGCTAATATTTTCAGCACAGATTATGATGATGAAGGTTTCTAAAATAACACCACAACAAAAAATAGACCGGCTGAAAAAAGTCGGCTATCAGGTTCAAGAAAAAGGTAATAAAATCCGTGCCGCTAAGGGTTCTTTGATAATCAATGGCACTATAAACCAAGTACACAAAGAAGTTTTTAACCGATAATTATATTGATATGAATACGTATAGCAAATATGTACCCAATGTTTTTCTCGCAAAATGCAGTGAAAAACACGAAAAAGGAGAAGTTATTGAAGTTACAACCAAATATGGCAAAGAGAATGAATGTATTGTATTCAATCTCATCTATGAACGTGAAGGCTTTTATTATTACTCCATCGTCAGAGCTGACGGATTTAATGTGCAGGAATGGGCCAAGCAAAGAGCCGAGCGCCGCCATGGTTGGGTCCAGTCTGCCGGACAAAAAAGTAACGAATATTTCAACCGCTCGAACAAAGACAAAGATTTTCTTTCTCTTGGAGAGCCAATCAAAGTCGGACATCATAGCGAGAAACGGCATCGAAAAGCGATTGATGATGCTTGGAACAATATGGGAAAAAGTGTTGAATTTAGCGACAAGGCTGCCGAACACGAAAGAATTGCCAAATATTGGGAAGAAAAGGCAAACACTATCAATCTTTCTATGCCGGAAAGTATCGATTTCTACGAACACAAGTTAGAGAAAGCGAAAGAATATCATGAGGGTGTTAAGTCTGGCAAATATCCACGTGAACACGCTTATACTCTCACTTATGCCAAGAAAGCTGTTAATGAAGCACAAAAGAATTACGAATTAGCTAAAAAACTATGGGGAGATTATCTGACGAATGGTGTTGTATGAACTGCGCCCGATTGAACGAATGTTTGATGAATGAACCAGATTTAAACTTACTTGACTATTGCGTGGCATACAAAGACTTAGAAAATAAAGAAGATTAATTAAAAACGGGACAGTTATGAAACAGACAGTAGAAGAAGCAGCCCGCACTCATTGGAGTGAAAGTACATATAATAAAGATGCAGAGCTTGCCTATGATGAAAGAGACAGTATAGCTATCAAGGCATTGGCAAAAGCGATTGCATTACGGGCTTTTAAGAAAGGTGCAGAATGGCAGTCAAGGCAATCCCCGTGGATAAGCGTTGAGGAACGTTTGCCGGAGCCTGACAAGGAAGTTCTTCTTTATGATAAGAACTCCATCCGGCATTATGTCATAGGATGGCTGCGGAGAGATAAAGGATATAACAAAGGCATGTGGGCACTCTCCAATGGTTGGGTTGAAGATAAGGATATAACCCACTGGATGCCCATCCCCTCTTTCGATGAGATACTCGAAGCCAACAAGGATGTACTTGAACGAATTAAAGAGAAAGGAGATTGATTATGGAACAAGAAAGAAAAATCGGAGAGGTATTTGAATATAATGGAGAAAAAATTATCGTGAAAAAAGATAGCAATTTTATATATGGATGTGATAGATGCGTCTTTAATGGTAAACCGGAATGCGGTGATTATTATTGCTTGTATTTTGAAAGACAAGATAAACAAGATGTGCACTTTGAAAAAGTGGAGGATTGATTGAAAGAGGAGCTTATAAAGAAAAAACTGCTCGCAGAATTTCGGGAATGGTTCTGTGAAGGTTACTGCCAATTCTACGGAATGGACGACTACTGTCGATATTGCCCAGTCAAGGATGAAAGCTGCTGGTTAAGAGAAGTTGAAAAGCCTGCCGGAAAAAAGGGGAAACGGAAACCCATCCGTTTCTGTGATACATGCAGAAACTTTAAATCGGATGAAAGAGAATTGAATGATGATGAAATAGATAGAGCTGTTGAGGAGTCGGCCAAACGGCATTATAGTGACCTTTGTGCGTTAAACCATTCTCTTAGATTTAAAATGCCCAACGAATATAACGATGATAATTGGGGATTTTATTGCAAAGAGTGTAAGGATTACGAAGAAATATAATTGATAATGAAGCGTGAAATAAAAAAGTTCATATAGCATGAAGATAATTGTTAGTTTTTCCGGTGGTAAGGATTCGCAAGCCTGTTTAATCCAGGCTGCCAATAAATATGGAGTCGATAAAATAGAAGCCGTATTTTGTGATACAGGTTGGGAGCATCCCGATACTTATCAACATATTAGTAACGTGTGCAAACAACTTGATGTCAGATTAATAATTTTGAGAAGTAAGAAATACACTGATTTTGTGGATATGTCTATCAAACGTTCCCGATTCCCGTCTTCCCAAAGAAGGTTTTGCACCTCTGAATTAAAAATAAAGCCGATGATTGATTATATTCTCTCACTAACTGAACCTTGCTTGATAATTCAAGGTATTCGAGCAAAAGAAAGCGAAGAACGCGCCAAACTTCCTTATGAGTGCAACTACTTCGGAGAATATTTCGAACGTGTGAAAAAGAATCGTAAAGGAAAGGTTGTTGAGGTATGGAAGCAAGATTATCGTAGAAAAGATGTGCTTAAATGGTGCGAACATTATGATGCCAGTGTTTCCCGCCCAATCTTCCAATGGTCAGCACAAGAAGTTATAGACCAGATCCTTTCTGCTGGACAAAATCCAAATCCTTTATATTATCGTGGATTTTCCCGAGTTGGTTGCTATCCCTGTATTATGTGCAGGAAGCAAGAGGTAAAGCTAATTTCGCAAGAAGAGTTTGGACGAAGTCGCTTGATAGATGCCGAACAACGAATGAAAGAAGAGACCCCAAAGGGTTCGTCTTTCTTCTCACCTGGCTACATTCCTAATCGTTTCTGTAAGAATAAGACTTATCCAACAGTAGAAGAAGTATTCGAGTATGTAAACCGGAAAGATGCCGGCATGGATGATATGTTTGAACCTGAAGGTGGATATAGCTGTATGAGCCTTTATCATGGGCTTTGTGAATAGAAATTTAATTGTCGTCAATAACAAAATCACAAAAGAATTTATGGGTGGAATGGAAAAACAAATTATCAGATTGTCAAAAGCAGTATTAAGCAGAGATTTTAGACAGAAAAAGAGTATATTTTGTTCAATGGTATTACGGCTAATGGATACCGAAGAATACGCAAACGATTACTGCAATGCGCTTAACCTTGTTCTTGAGTTATTTCCAGAAGTTGATAGGAGAAAATTAGAAAAAGAATTGAATAAATACATTTGATTAATCAGAACGAATGACGAAAATGACTAAAGAAAAATGTATTGTATGCGGAAAAGAAACTGTATCAGTCATTAAGACTGATGCCGGCTATATTTGCTATAACTGTTATGCTGAGCAAAAGAATCCATCCAAAAGAAAAAGGAAGAAAAACAACGAGGAAGAACGTATGCAATGCAAGTTCTTTGAAGAAGTGGGAAAGCTATTCCCTAGGTTACCCAATAAACTTCTTTTCGCTGTTCCGAATGGTGGAAGCCGCCATATAAGGGAAGCCGCTAATCTCAAACGGCAAGGTGTAACTTCCGGCGTATCCGATGTTATCCTACTAATCCCAAAGAAAGGCTACGCTTCGCTATGTATAGAGTTTAAGACAAAGAAAGGCATCCAATCGGAAGAACAAAAAGAATTTCAAAGGCAAGCGGAAAACTGCCGAAATAAGTATGTTATTGCCCGCAGTGTCAAACAAGGCATTGACGCACTAAAGGAATATCTGCTATAAAGGTGAGGGGTCGCTATTCACGAGACCCCCTCACTGCTATTTTGAGACTTTTATAAATTCATTGTAATCAATCTTTGTGTTGGGATTAAAATTAACCAATTCCAGTTTATACCCCTTTGTGCCCCAACTCCACCACAAGAATTTTCGTTTTGGGATTCGATGAACAGCAGCCGCCAGACTATCACGAATATTATAATAAACCGTAGAATCCTTGAAACAGGCTATCACATGAGACCATTTGCTATTAACCTCTAAACAATCCGGCCTGTCCGGAAGTGGATGCCAACGGTCTGCATAGATTGTTTCTGTTGAATGAATCCCGGTTTTAACCAAAGCCTCAAGATGCTTGTTTTTAATGCCGAGTTCTTTTATTGTTTGAGCATCATCGGCACGATACTCTTTCAGCTCATCAATAGTCAAGTTCAATGCCGACACGGAAACTGCATTTAAACTATCCCGAATTTTATAGGACTTTATGTCTTTCATTAAGATTGCAATATTACCGGATTGACGCTCACATTCCTTTTGCAGCTTCCGATTATATTTAATCAAGCCAATAGTAACAGATACCAGTGCTACTAAACCTATAAACAACCATTTTTTCATATAATCTTAGACCTTAAGATAATTAGCTATTCCAATGGCATGAGCCTTTACAATTCGCGCTTTCCCATCAGCGGAAAGTAAGAATTCAACATCTTCCTTATTATCCTGAAAAAAGTTTTCGGTAAGAACTGCCGGACATTTCGTTTTCTGCAAGATGTAGAAGTTTTCTTCCCAGTCAGGGTCTTTATCCGACCAATCGCTGCGTATTTTTGTCCCGGTCGGAAAGCATTCTGCAGCCGATGCGTACAGACATGATGCCAATACATCGGCTTTTGTACTTCCCTTGCTCGTGTAAGCAGACCAGCCTCTTGCTTGCATCCAATCTATTCCAGAACCTGCAGCATTACAATGAATAGAAATCAAGCTTACATTAGATGTACCCAATCTGCCACAAATCTCATTCACACGCCGGCATCGCTCTGATAGTGGAACATCTATTGTCTCCTTTACAACCCTTTCAGCATCAATACCCATTTTGCCTAATTCCAGAACAAGCATATCTGCGATTTCACGAGTCCAAGCATATTCCCGCAATTTTCCATCAGGAGAGCGCTTGCCCTTTGTATTCTCACCGTGGCCGTTATCAATTAGTACTTTCATTTTCTTTCAACTTTAGTTTTAATCTGTTCAATTAAATCTTCTGCATCCTTACTGCTAATACATTTTACTATCTTTTGTGCCATATCGGCTACATCGGCAGCATGAGACTTCTTTTTGCGGCTATTTTCCAATACCGAGCGACCTTCTATGCAGATAATACCCATTGTTATCAAAATCATACAATAAGGAGCTACATACCAGGAAATGAACAGTCCCAAGACATCGACCATTGTACCGAATATCAATACGCGGAAATAATCAACCACTTTAGCTACAGTTCTCCTTAACCCCTTACTGTCAATTTTTTCTTTATTTACTCTTGCCGCATCAATGCCGCTCCACATATCCACGAATGAAGAAACGACAATAAAAATACAACATGTAAACAATACGATTGCATACAAACGCAAGTCCGCAAACTTTATCCCACCTATCTGTTCAATCACTTCAACCATTAGAATATAGTATTAATTATCCATGAAAAAACATAGGCTACACCAATGATAAGGTCTGCCAAATAAGCTCCACGTAAAGTCGCCTTAATATCTTTCTCATCAGGAATATCATCCTGCGCTTCTTTCCATTTTGCTGCAATGTAAGCGCATCCTGTACCAATAGCAGCACCAGCCAATACCGGAACAAACTTATTTCCAAACAAGAATACAGCAACCAACACACAAATAGCCACAATCAAGAGACCAACCAAGCCGTGAATAATTTTATCCCAGCCATACTTTTCTACCAAATCATTACTCGCTTTCATAAACTCTTTTCTCTTAAAATATAAGCCAAGAGAGAAATTGAAGCATAAAAAAAGCAGCCGGAATTCGACTGCTTTAACTTTTAATGATTATCTTTGCAACATCTCACTTACAAACGCAAATTGCTACTAGAACAGCAGAGGGTATATGCCCCCGGTTACGTTCTAGTAGCGTCGTGCGTTAATATGTAGGTGAGATGACAATTAACAGGCCGGGGGCTTTTTTCTTTCCTTCCCCCCAAAAAGGAATATTCACATACTATTCAACTTGATATTTATTCAGACTGAACGTATCTTTCTTTTTCCAACCGTCAGCAAGCGTTTTTTGGATATGTAACATGACTTTTGTATAGAAGTCTGTCAACTCCTCCAATGCCGAGAACTCCCGATAAACGGGCGTTTCATCCGTACCAAACTTGAATACAACCGGAAGGGTTGCACCATTTGTCTGTACGGCCAAATCGTATGCAGCTTTGTAGTTGAACTGATTTTCTCTTGAAAGCCATACCTGCACACCCTCGTATGAAAATCCTTTCAAAATAGTTTCGTCCACCTTCTGGTTATACCAATCCATAATCAAAGCCTTAACTACTTCATCTGACGGTCTGCCATTCAGAAACTCCGCTTCCATATAGTCGGCGGAACCGTCTTCATGTTCTTGGATATCCCAACGGATACGCCATTTATTCTTTGCCGGACTGACGCATTCTATCAGTTTCACATCGGCTGTACCTTCTACTCTTTTCATCTTAACTGAATACATACTTGGTTCTACCTTTCCCGAAAGTTTCCGTCTTAATGGTGGTCTCAAACGGAAAACCGTCAGGAATTTCTTCAATCTGTTTGAGGATATTCTTCATTTCCTCACTGTTGGTAAAGAACTTCTTGGGTTCGCCGTTCTGCTCTATGGCCACAATACAACGGTCCTCGCCTTGTTCAGTCTTTATTCCCATCTCAAAATCCTTGACTATGATAGGAAGGTTTACCAACTCACGGATACTTACCACCGTACCCGAAAATCGCTTCTTACCGTCTTCCGGCTTGTAAGCGACATTTAAATCTTTAAATGATTTCATTTTTTTGCCTGTTAATTTTTTAAACAAATTATTACAATCAGCGTGTTTCGTCATGCCGTAGAAACTGGCAATCAGTTCCCGCCTCCTTTTTCTACTTTTTACCTCGTGCATCTTCCGAGCAAACTTCTGTTTGATACGTTTCCTCAATCCTACATAGTTAGGGCGAATAACATAGCCAAGAAAATCAATGCCTTCCTCTACCGGAAATACCCGTTCATTAGGCTTGATCTCCAAATCTATTTTCTTCATTTGCTCATGAATAACATCACGAATCTTCCACAATTCCGCTTTCGTTTTACCGAGCACCAATCCGTCATCACAATAGCGATAGTAATATCGGATACCGTACTTGTCTTTCAAATAATGGTCTAAAAAAACAGACAGGAGCAAGTTTCCCGCCCCCTGCGAACTGCGCAGTCCGAAACTGATACCTTCCGGCAGCAGCTTAACAAACCGTTCCAGTAAAACCAATAGCCTTTCATCCTTGAACACCCTGCGGAAGCACCACATCACAAAATCCTGCCGCACGTTATCATAAAACCTGCAGATGTCGAACTTGTAAGCATATAACGTGCCTTCCGGGTCTTTTTGCAGATCAGTACGTATGCGATTCATCAGGTCATGTGTGCCACGCCTTTTGATACTTGCTCCGGTTGTCCGAATATAGCGTTTCTGCAAATGACGGTCTACAACATTCATTACAGCAAACACAGCAATACGGTCTTTCATAGAAAGTATCTGTAAAGTACGTTTCTTACCGTACTCCTCAATCTCTCTTTCATGGTAACCGCCAAGCTGGAATGAACCATCCGCAATAGCAGTCGTAAGTTCAATGATGATTTCCTCCCTATGAGCGAGTAAATATCGTCCTTGCTTTGACCTTTTACGATTTGTACCACGCAGTACTGTATCGAATGCCTCCGACATATTGGAGTATTCGATAATTTCCTCGATGATATATCCTTCCCTGCGCATACAAATTCAGCTATTGGTTAATAAACATGGAAGATAAGGGCCTTCCTTTCCCCGGGTCTGACTTCTTCGAACTGATAACAGCCTACCAAACTCCACCCGACGCGTGATTTTTCAGCTTTCCACCTTTAAAGGTGCTATTGCTGCGGCTTGTTTCCCTCGGCTCCGCCTTGGGGACACGTCCCCGTGCTGTACGCCGATTTATTAGATTTCCAGACGGGAACCGACATTCGTATTCGAATTCGACGCATCGTTATTCGTATTCGCATTCGATACACCACCATTCGCATTCGCATTGTTGTACCCACGATAAACCACACGGCTTATAGGAAACTCCACCTTTTTAATTACAAAGGTATTACTTTTCATCTGAAAACTGTTTTAAATAATATTTTCGACGGGCTTACGCCCGTTTTTATTTTGCATCACTTCACATAAGCGAGAACGAAGCCGCTTTTCGCTTTGTCGCTTCGCTCCCGCTTTCGATTAAGCTATTTCGGACAACGCCTTATACGCTTCCACGCTTTCCGCCTTGACGAGCCGACCGCGGAAGGCCAGACGGGAACCGACATTCGTATTCGAATACGACGCATCGTAATACGTATTCGCATACGACACACCACCATTCGCATTCGCATAGTCGCACCCACGATAAACCACACGGCTGGCTGCAGTAGATACATAATACTTATCGCAATAATAGGTACTGGACGAACCGTTAGCTGTTCCTACCGGTACGATATCCATGTATTTACCATGGGCAACACCTGTTATCCACTGGTCGCTTGATGTCTTACCTTTCACCATACGGGTAGTACCGTCAGGCATCCAAATACGCCATTTCCCCTGATTACCGCTATCATTCGGCAAGTCCACACCGTCCATCATATCGTACTTGTTCCCGTAGATATCCTCGTAACCGATACAGCATGTATTATTTACTTGAGTAACCATAGGCGCACCGTACTCATCTTGACTCACATACCACGCATATTGGTGAACAAGACCGTCGATAAGCGAATTTGTTACTTTGTTATTTATGGCGTAGGCTGCATCATAACCGATAGTATCCTGCATTCCATAACCGGCTGTACCACCCGTAATACGATTATTATTATGCTGCCCAGCTCCGCATTGTTCCTGACTGTCCCGACGTCCGTATCTTGCATAGAACAGATTAGCAATACGTGAGTGCATCAAAGCATCTATCTGTTGCATTCCTCTTTGCTGGCTGTAGTAATGAAAATCAGACCATGTCATAGCAGCAGCCGTAGAGCCTCCAGTAATACAAGCACGCAACTTACTACCAACAACCGAACTGCCAACAACGGCACACAGATGCTCATCGTTAGCGACCCAATCAGGCTCCATGTCCTCTATCTTGTCGGAGTTTGAAAGGACCACCTTGTCAAACTCTGCCGTATTCAAAATAGAAAAATGCAAAGCAACAGCGTTACTTGGAATCTCGGTAATCAGATACATACCCGCTTCAAAATTCAAGCCGATAGTAGGAATAACTATAGTTTTCACCACATTGCCGGAAACATCAACAAACACACTACCAACAAGGTTAGTACCGGGAACACTTGGAAAACGCACACGCTTATATCCAGCAACATCAACCTTACAAACAGAATAAGTCTTATCACTACTATAAGAATCCTTTAATGTTGGTTTGCCGCTCAAGATTTTACGTTCTGCTAAGAAACCGCCTTGTGTACCTTTTATATCATCCAATGTCAATACTGTAGCTGCAGGAATCGGCGGCATATTATCCGGCCCATTTGAACTGTAGCAGCTATAATGCCTGTTATTCAGATAATCATTTACCCCTTTACTCCAGAAGAAAGGCTCATACATCATCCATTCACCTTCATTACCATTCAACTTAGCAACCGTACAATCATTAATATTTTCAGCATCAGCATAAAAGTTAGAACTGCTTTCATGTAGCGGATAATAAGTCATTTCACCATCGGGATTATTAACTTCCACTTCTTGGCCGGCAATAATCTCCTTGCGACTGGTAGGCATCTTTGTAACTTTGGCAAGTACACGGAATCGATTCTTAAAAATAGCTGCTACATGGGCACTCATTACGTATGTATTGCCATATTTATAACCAGTCTTATTGTCAAGATTTGATATGTTAGCATCATCGGATACACTATTATCAAACTCTATGACACTATAAGAAGGCTGTATAATATTCAATTCAGGATATTTCTCACGATATTTTTCCGCTTCCTCATCCTCCATGTACTTCATTAGCCGTATTGTGCCACGAAGTCCGGAATGGCGGTTATCAATCGCCCCTGTAGAGGTGTACGTACCATATTCGTAATATTTTTCAAGCAATGAGCCATCATCTTCACGGTCTATGTCAATACTGAAACGTTCCAGCTTTCCCGTACCTGCTTTTTTGGCCGCATGAAGTTTTTCGAGCAAAGAAAAACCATCAATACCGGGACAACCCACAAAGCGATACCCCGTAATATTATTAATACCTTCCAAAATGAGTCCGCTTTCGGGAAGTTTTGTCAAATACTCCAGGAATAATTCTTCCAATGTATTCGGCAAACATAACCGTACAATCGGTGCACCCGTAGCAAGACGCAGGCGAGTTATTCCTGTTCCTTGTACATCCAGACTTTTTAATCGAGCCTGCCAGCTCAAATCTAAAGTGGTAACATTGCCGTTGTCGCCATTGCGGGCCAATAGATTATTACGCATATTAAGTTCTTCCAGTAGCAATAAAGCGTTTGTGGAAGACATAAACGAACCATTACGATAACCACCCGGCTTTTCTACGCTCATGTCAAGCTTAACCAATGAAGTGAACAGACCAAAGTTAAAGCCAATAGCAAAGGCATCCTCATGCCATACCAATTCCTTGATTTTGGCCGCACCGATAATCTTCAGCGGGTCATTCTCCCCGAACATTCCTTTTAACTGCAATGTATGAAGTGTATCGGCTTCCACCACACCGCTATCAGCCTGAACACCATTTGATGTTGATAGTTGTACACGATAGGGAATGGTTAAAGCGAACTGCATGGGCTTCAATATATAACCGGCATCCAACGATGCAGTGGATTGGTAAAACTGTGCTCCAAGAGTGGAAACATAACCATACTCCACTTGCTTAAGGTCATATCTTCTTTTTATAAAATACCCTCTATGAGCCTTCAATGACCCTTTCAAACCATAAATCTGAGGATAGGTCTGTTTCGCTCCGTCAGAACCCACCGGCATTTCATTCAAAAACGGATAGATATATTTGAAAATACCCGATTTGTTATACAACCTTGAACACCACTTTTTCATCTGCTCCGTATCAAAATGGTCTAAAGCCTTTTGAATGCTGAAAGCTGACATAAACGAAGTACCGCCATTATAGCCGTTAACCATTATTTCAGTCATCATTTCAGAGAAATTCGCAAGTATCAGATTCCATAACCAAGAGTTATGCCCCTGCATCACATACGCCCCATCACGTTTGGTCTGGCGGTTATCATCGTACCTTCCTGTAAGGAACGACTTGTTATCACTTCCGAGCTGGCAGTCACCGTCATAGTAAGTGGTGTACCATATCACACCATCCCATGTCCTTATCAACATATTCTTCGCCAATTGGTCCACACCAAGATTAAAATCCACGTACAGATAGTAAGCTATCAGATATGGCAGGTTGAAATACTTGTGCGCTTCTTTCTTGAAAGTGCCACTTGCCCACTTGGCTTTAGGAAATTTACCATTTGCATCCTCATAATCCACGCTTTCAAACAAATGTGTTTCCTTGTTATATGTGAGATTCTTTCCTGCTTCTGTTTCCTTCATACAACGATAAACGAAGCCCATCATACGATCGACAGCCTTGTACATCTTGTCGTACTTGTCGCCGGTGCCGAGGTGGTCTTTCAAATTGGGTTCTTCGGCCTCATCACCTCCTCCATCCGACCAAAAAGTGTCTTTCGGGTGGTTAAACTCCAGTCCTCCATCGAAGTTGTTGTCCATAAAGTCTGCATGGTCGGCTTCCGTACTCGGCAGCCACTGGAACAGGCAACAGGGGTTGGAGTTGTTCAATGTTTCAAAGCAGATTGGAAGGTACTGCTTATGCCCCTCTTCATCGGCTTCGAGATAATTCAGTGTGTCGCCCTCTCCCCATGTTTCCTCGCCTATGGTCTTGTCCTGCCCGAATATCGGATAACTATCGCTCTTCTCATTGTTGGTGTTGTACTGCCCGTAATAGGTCAAATCATCATCCACAGATTTCGCAACAAAGAGGTCGCACGGCATACCGTCTATAGCCGAGCGGATGTCGTCCGTAATTCCGTGATCTTGTGCATACCTCTGTGCAGGAGTAAGAAGCCCCATTTCCTTTAGTCCGTCATGTATGAATTTAGCACCACCAGTGTTGGTAGTCATGGACGAATCGGAGAAATCGCACTTCGGGCACGCCAGTTTCGCACCGATAGAATTTTTACGCAGTTTGAAAAGATTCTTTTTGCCCTCAGTGGTTATAGGATTGCTTTGGTTACCGTTTCCATCTATCTCACCATAGCTCAAACTTACAGTCTCACCCGGTGCTGTTTTCTGGAAGTAGAAACGAAGATTCTTCCTCGCATAGTTCACGGATGACGTTCCCTGTATTCTTGCATAAGCATTCTTCAGGATAAAATCCAAATTTCTATCCTCACCATTATAGAAACGAATTTCTCTCACCAATTTATTCGCTTTCTTATTATTTAACTGCGCCAACGCATCCATAACATTAAGCGTATCGCTTTCGCTCGGTACCTCGCTTCCTACGCTACCTGTGCCTATAAGCATCAGTATCGAATTCTTGCGTTTCGCCATCATTCCCATAAGTTTATCCATGCTCACGGTATCACCCTCACTTAACACCCTATTATCCTCGTCAAGCGAACGTACCCCTTGTTCGTTCTCCGTATCCTCCAAGTGATTGCGGTCTACTATGTAGTTATTCAAGACTTCATCCGAAGCCAAAGCCTTATCATAGATGCGGATACTCTTGATAAAAAGGTCTGCACCGTCCGATTTGAAACGTAATTGTTCCGTTATGTCGAAATTCACCTTATCCAACCATTTCGATGCAGCACTTTCCTCACCATTCACATAAAAACCTATCAATCCTCTCTGTTCGTTAGCTTCTATATCCGGATAAAACACGTAAGTTATCTTTATATTCGTACCCGGCTCGAATTTTGTACCTACACTATCTTCGTAACGGATTATCTCACCGCTATCCATTGCTTCGGTTACCACACCTGTAAGGAACTTGGCTTCTTCCGGTGTTACTACAAGACCGTAACGGTTTCCATTATTCAATTTGCCAAGACAGGTTATCAACTCCGCTTTCGTATCTGTTACGTTAGCTGTGCTGTATTCGATTTCAATCGTCATTCCAACTTCACGGATAGAGTAGCCTATAGGTTTATCAGCTTCGTTGAACGGATGATAACCGCCATCGGCCGTAAGTGTCATGGATGCACCGTTACTTAAAAGAAGCCTATCCTTATACCATCCGCTTCCTGCACCATTATTATTTACACTCCAAAGCACTTCCTCAAATTCCATATACTTGCTGCCACTCGTCCACGAAGCTGCATTATTTTCCGTATTACTTCTTCCGAAAGCATCAAACGCGCATACTGCATCGGGCGACAGAATAGCTTCTATGTCCGGGTGGGATGAAGTGTTTACATCCAGTATTGCCTGTGCAGTTCCACAAGATAGTATATAACTTTGAGGCTCAACATTTACATTTGTCTTTCCATAGCTTCCTATCCCTCCCCTCGGCAACCTATCCTCTTTAACAAGCGTTTTTCCGCTTTCTATCCTCACCGTAGCGGTATTCGATTTTTGGTCATACGCTGCATAAGTGAAGTCCCATGCCGTAAACTGTTCAGCGTTCAATATCGGTTTTTTCCACTCCTTTTGAAAGCCTGTCGCCTTATGGACAAACATTGTTCCGACATATTCTTTCACCGTATCCCCGGCTTTCAGTAGCGTAATGTAATACACCTCACTCATTACACCGGAATTTTCATGCAATGCGTATGCTTCCACTACGTTTACCCCCTCTACCATATCGGATAAAGGAACGGTTATATTCTTTGATTGAATACCGGAACCCGAAGAAAGACCAAGCGTATAAGGTGCTCCTCCGTTCAAGCGATAATGGATATTCTTCTCACCGGTAGTACCCTTAACCGTGAAAGGAATATTCACATCATTTTTATATCCCCCGTCAGCCAGTCCGTTACCTACCGAATAAGTGGTGCTTAATTCCATAGCCACCATCGTTACCCTTGCCGCCGATGTTTTCATAAGGCTTTCTCCGTTATAGGTAGCCTGCGCTTCTACCTGTACTGTATAGGCTGTTGCATCTTTCAGATAAGGAGAAGCGTCAAAAGTATAAGTTTGTCCGGCTACCACTCCCACAAATTCCGCTTTCTGAAATTCAGAAAGCACAGTAGAACCTCTCTTTATAATCACTCTTGCCTTCAGATCAGAGTAACCATCTACATCACTTCCTCCGGCAGTAGCAACACCCACCGAGTATTTCACTGTAAATCCACTTCCTAAAGCAAGATATTGTGATGGTGGAAGAATGGAGCCGGATGTATCAGTAAGGTCAATGCTTACCACCACCTTATCATCATCCGTATATTTCGAAAAACGCACCTCTTTGATTTCCTCACCGCCTTCCTTGGCTTTTTGCGTCACGGTCATTACATACTGCGTGCCATCCTCACTATCTGTCACGTCGATATCCGTTACCGTTCCCACCATTGCATCGAACACCGTTCCGGATGTAGGAGGTTTCGTCTCTCCGCTCACCAGTTCCTCGGTAGGGGTACGGTTTGACAGTTCCTTCTTTAGAAACGCTTCGATGTCATCGCCTGCATAGGCATGATATGTACCGTCAGGTTGTTTTTGGTTCCATGGTGTTTCAAGATTCATCGGATGCTCGGAAGCATCAATAATACCGCTTATTTTCCTTTTTGCCATAATACTGTCCTTTTATAATAATCATTCATTTATCAGTTTTACTGCTACCGTTCCATGCGTCCGATCCGTTCCACGGCTCGTCGCCTTTCCAGTATCCAAGTCCAAAACAGCTGCTTATCGCAGACCATACCAGTCTTGCCCCGGCATAGACAGCCGACAGGGCACGTTTCCCCACATACGCAGCCGTTATTTCCTTACCGCCTATGGTTATCATCGTCAATCCTCCTCATAAATCAGATACAGCGTATTCGCATCCTTGTCCTGCAGTGCCTCGTAAGCTTCCCCGCTCATCACCTCATGCCGGTAGGCCAGCAGTCTCAGGCCGCCTCCCGTTCCGGTATATACGGCATCGCCCAACAGGTAGAGCTTGTCCGGCAGGATGGCTGTCCGGTCAGCATTCATGAACATGCCGGCAGGAGGCACACCCGCCACGTCCCAGTCCCCGTACAGGGTGGAATCCATGTGGTAGGCGAACTTCCCGGCATCCGCCACATACACCACGCTGCCGCCCGGTTTGGTACTCTTGTCAGGTAAAACATTGCCTGTTTCCATCCATGAGGAAAAGCGTGCGGTAGCTCCGCCGACGGCTGCTGCCGTAGTCTGTTCCACCTTGGCAGCGGCATTTTCTGCCTTGGCTGCCGCTTCGTTGGCCTTGGTGGCCGCTTCTGTCGCGGCCTGGGTCTTTTCCTCCAGTCCGGCTACGGCTCCTTCCGCTTTCTTGGCGGCAGCCTCGGCACGGGCGGCGGCATCGCTCGCAGGTTTCCCTATCAGTTCCAGGGGGACGATCACCATCTTGCCGTCCTTCTCGCCGGGCAGTGATTTCACACCGTTCAGCGAGGTAACAGTTTCCAAATCCTCCACACCGGTAGAGGACTGGAGCACACGGTCCAGCACTTCCTGAACCATTTCTTCTTGCGTCATTTCTGCCATAAATCTATTCATCTATCAATTTTACGATCTGTGAATAACATCCTGGGGTTAGCCCGATTACAGACTCTTTTATAAGTATAGCATCCTCAGCACTGATGGATAAATCCCCGTTTGCCTGTATGAGACGCATGCACAATTCATACGAATGGATTTTACGGCTGCTATCCTTATTAGAATCACCGGATGATCGAGCACCTTCCCCATTAAAAAGGCATTGGGCTATAATATCTGTCATCAGCTGGACTTTTCCACCGACTATGAGGTCATTCCCTCTATAATCCTTAAACGTCTTGTTAAAATTCACCTTCATAACTATTCATTTTTATGACACGTTAATGATAATTCCATTCTGTACTTCTACTGTTTTACCCTTGAATCGCCCAGACCAACCATTTTGAGGAAGCATTTTATCAGCTTGTACCACACCACCACTCACCAGAATATTCCCGGAATGCACCAACACATCGCCATCGAAATATCCTGCTGAAAATGTATATTTGTCAGGATAAGTAGGCTTCTCACGACAACTTCCATAAATACCTGCTCCACCAAATGGAGCAATACCCATGATTGCATTACTAAAATTGTTTGCCTTAGCATAGATGCAGGTATCTCCGGTCCAATAGCCGTCATATCCCAATCGAATTTCAGCATCTCCATTACTCCAAAGCATACAATTCCTTTCAACTGTAAATGTTCCTACCTTTCCTCCGTCCTCAACAAATATTTTTCCATATACAGATGCATTCCGGCATTCCATGCTCCCGTCTTCCAGTATCTTGAAATTGCCGTTGGCTGTCACCAGTCCCTCCAGCTGTATATGGTCAGCGGTCAGCTTGATTTTGCTCACGGGCTTGCCGTATTCGTCCGTATCTTCCACACTGACCCCGATAAGGGCCACCTTGCCGCTGGCATCCTGGGCATACAGCCCGGCACCTTCCGGCTTCACCACCAGTCCGGTTTCTTTCAATGCTTCACCGTCCTTGTCAAATACCGCCGCTGAAATCTTCACCAGCCGGTCGCTCTGCTCGAACAGTGTGCGGTACTTATAGGCCAGTGCGTCTGCCTTGTTGGTAGAGAATACCAGCAGCGATATGTAAATCACGCCCGTAAACGACAGCTTGAAGTCTCCCGTACCGTTCCAAAGTCCGTCCAGCGTGAACATCTTCTCGGTATTGGATACTGGAAGTTCTTCCTCATATCCGAACATGGCAAAATCTTCAAATCCGGTTTTATCGGCATTAACAAACTCAATCTTCAAACTACCAGCTTTGACTACACGATATGTAAAAGACAAATACACAACTCCTGGTACTTTCAGCCCCTCACTATTGGTTTGCTTATATTCCGGCACTAAACGAAAATCTTCCAACCGTTGCATAATGTAGCTGTTTCGGATATATGCGTATGGTATCTTTCCGTCTGTGCGTATTTCAGCATGACCTCCCGGTTTTGTCGACAAAGGACCATTATTCGCCCATATCCACTTTCCACCCAATGTCAGCAAAGTTGCATTCTTCCCTGTTGTCCATTTCTCCATACCGTTAGCGAAAGAAGTGTTATCAAAATAACTCTGCTCCTCACGTATTTCTTGGCGCAAGCCTTCTACCGCTGAATGTATTTTCCCCTCTGTAATCTCAAAGCGTGTCAATATATCCTCACCGGTCATTAAGACAAATGTACCTTTCAAATATACGTTATCGCCATAAAGCCCATTTCCTTTAGGTTGTTTGTCGGCGGGAAAGGAACTATCTTTAATACCATCCAAATTACCGAAACGACAGCGCAAACATCCGTTGAAGTTCTTGGCTTTTACTCCGTCCAAAATATCGATACGAGGCTGTCCGTCTTCTGTAGCCGATATACTGATAAGATTCTGACGTAACTTATTCTCTGTATTACCCATCAATACACACTCATCGCCTACAGTTGGGGCTACACCACCAAATTCGGAAACAGGTACTGTAACGCCGTTTACATCGGCCGAAGCAATTTCCACCCAATAAGCCTTGCGAGACGCACCACTAGTAACAGCGCAACGCATCAAGTCATGGACCATAAAATCACATTCCTGCTCAAAAAGGATGCGGTAGTTATCACCTTGGCGAATAACATCCTTTATTTTTCCGTTAGCTGCAGAAACGATAAACTGACCGCCTATGCTACGCACTTTCTGTATTAGTAGTTCAAGGGCTACCAATGATTGCCGGATAGTAGCTTTATCTATAGTGAGATGACTTAATCCGGTAAGCTGGTCTATCCATATCTGCCAGCCTTCACCAATCAATCCATCTACAAACTTGGTACTGCGAAGTAGCTCCCGAATAACAGCAGTCAGAAATTCAGCATTCCCTAAATCATCAATATTGGCTCCTGATTTACCTTGAACGAAATCTCCAAGTTTAATGCCTTTTAAAAATGTTATTAACCCCGCTGCTGTATCGTTTAACTTTTTGCTTACTGCATTGTCCGCTATTTCCTTCAACGTACGAAGCGATGAGAGTACATTCTTATCTGTAAAAGGTCTTTCATCATACTTTTCCAGAACCGTAACACTACCATTTCCACCACCGCCGTTTATAGTGGCCTGCATAGAACTTATCTGTCCTTCTATCTTATCTTCCCATTTCTCTGTTAGATAGTTTGATACGACACACGACAGCTTTCCGGTTTTCAGATTCTTTTCTGTGGAAACAATACGAATGATTCTACTGATATTACGAGACGGTATGCTTACAGTTATCAAATCCCCACACTCTAAGCCACCTTTTTCCCTCATATAACGATAATCCACATCAAGAGTAAACTTTACCCTTTTTTGCGAATAAAAAGCAAGCCAATCCGTAGCTTTCTCACGCAACTTTGATATTGCAGCTTGCTTGTATGCCTCTCCGAGACGAATACCAGTAAAATTAAACTCCTCACCACCTCTCAAATGTTTGGCCGCTGATGGGATAAGAGGTCTGCTTTGAGTCTCCGGGTCAATGGAAGCCAATTCATCTTCTTGGTAGATTAGAGTTATTTTCTTATTAGAATTATCCCACTTAAATTCAAAGGATTTTCCCATTAAATCTCCTGTGAGAAAATTAATACGCGCATCATCGCCAATAGCCAATTCGTCGATATTAAAATCAATATCACGGCATATAAACTCACGATAATTCTCCCCCGTAGGATTCTCAACAAAACCAGTAAAAGAGGGATGAATATTATCAAAGACAATCTTTTTCTCAACTGCCCGATTGGTTTCTGAAAAGTTTTCCAAATACTTTTCGGGCAACATCAAACGTCCTTCTTCATCGCCTTCCCCTGGAGCCATATTCTTTGTTCCACCAACTGGATATACACGGGTAGTAACATCACCACTATCAACGTTGCTTTGCTCTACCTCATACAATCCGCCACCTTGCCCTTGTGTAAATGTCAGATTTCTTTCATTTTCAATGCGTGATACATAATTTATCGTATGGTCATGTACATAATACTCATAGCCATACGCCGAAGCCAACTCTGATAATAAACTACGGCAATCTATCCCGTCAAAAGACAATGTCATATATTCTGTATCAGGAATATTGCCAAGCTGCCACCCTGTATCTACCCCTAAAGGATTGTCATTTGTCTTGTTGACATTCCATATCAACAACTCCAACCAATCCCTCAATTTTCCCGTAAGAGTAACGCGGACGCTTTTGGTTATCTTATTGGTGAGAATCTTATCTATTAAAGTATATTCCGGTGCTTCAAATAAGTATGTTGTAGTATGATTCACAGAACTTTTATCGGCAAATTCAGATGCACGATTAATTTTATATTTTATTCCGCCAACCCTTATAAAATCCCCCTCTTGAATATCAGGAATGGTATCAGTTACCACAGTTACCGATACTTCATTCTTATTCATTATGCCATTAGCCAATATAGCATCATCAGATGCAATACTGGCTACCTTGGTATCAATTCCAGAAACTACACGATATACCTCTAAGATGTCAATCATTGCTGCATTACTCTACATTTTAAATCGAATTCCAATACATGCTTAGTCCGCACTGTAACGGTTATTCCATCTTTAAAATATATTCTCATGCGCTCATTATCTTTCAGAGTCAAATTTCTAAGACCAGGACTAATACACAAAGCTGAAAACCTGCTCATGCTTGAGTATAACCTTTCCAAGCTGCTCCCCAGCATAGTACACTTTAATGTCAATGTGGTAGGCTCACGATATTTATTTTGCATATATGGCAAAGTCGTACCTATCTCTATCCGCTTTCCAATAGCCTCAACACCAGAACGAGAAGATACATAAATCCCAAAATCAGCACTTAAAGAATAGCCATCCATTACGTAGTTATTCCCACCTGACGGATTAATGTCTATTTTTGCCGGAATATAGCTTTGTTGCCAAAATTTTACTTGCACAATAGCCATATTCAAAGTAACATATTCTTCTACAGAAATCTCATCCTTACAGATAACATTAAAGCTACCAAATCTAGTCGATAAACGCCTGCATGAAATACAAGCCTTCTTTAGCTTATCTAATTGGGATTTTACATTTTCAGAGCGAACCACCAAAGATAGAAGTAAAGTCCGGCCATCCAGTTCAATATCTTCTGCATCAACAAACGGTTCAATACCGGTTCCCCAATTATATTCCGTTATTCCTTTACGCTTAGGAAGGTCAAATACTCCTGATATGGCAATACAATCTTTTGTCTGACCTACATAGGGAAAAGCATCGTAAGAAGATATATCTATATCGTCAAGTTTATAACTCATAAGTGGCTCCTTTCCGAACTATTAAATCAGCTCCCGTACAAGTTGCATTGCCATATAGATAAACCGTAACATGAGCACCACTACATTCATCTACGATTATATCTGCATTATCCAAAGCATCTATAATCAAGCGTGCCCCATTGGAAGCCCGAAGATTCAGCTTTGTACTATCAGCAGCCCATATTCGGCACATCATTCGTTCTGTTATTTCCACTACGGCATAACACTTCCCCACAAAGGCTACTTCCTTTTGATTTTTCACATTTACTGTTTCATCGGCATACAATCCTTGTCCGTGCATCATATCTCCAAAATTAGAGCGAATAAATACACTTGATGGGGTATGTCTTGAAAGACAAAACTTAATATTATCAAAAAAGCATCTGAGCATATCAACCCTAGACTTTGTAGCTGCTAATTCTTGTAGTCCTTCATTGCAGGCTCCAGCAGCATCCGCTAATAATGCAATTCGTTCTTTCAGTTCCATACTATCCTCTACCATTATAGTTTTTAGTGTTTTTTCTTATTTCATCAAGCTTTGTTTCCAATGATTTGATACCCGTTTTCAGTTCTTCAACAAGAGTTCCGGTATTATCTGCCGTTGCTTTGGTATTATTGTTTATTTCAACAATCTGCACATAAATATTAGCTATATTGGCAAGCTGCGTCCGGCATTCTATAAAATGCTCATGGCTCAAATTAAGCAAAGAACGTATATCTAAAGCAGACATATTCCATAGACCTACAAGCTGGGAAGCGGTGCCCTCAGTTACCGCAGCCTGCAGCTCACCAGTAACACCATTCTCTATTTCATCTTCAACTTCGCTATTTACAAGTCCCAACTTCTTCAACAATTCCTGATAACGCCCCAACTGTCCCAATATCTGATCTTTTCCCTGCTGACCCGCTGCAACAATTTGGTCTATTTCCCAGTTGGTAAGTTCAAAACCGCCGGCACTGTTTTCATTAAAAGCATCTGCCATTTTTTGAAACATATCGGACATCGATTTTTGGATTACAAAAACGTCCAGTTGCTTAGATATGACATTCTTCATCAAGTCATTTATCTTTTCTTGTATAGCTTCTTTGCCGTTATCAAGACCATTACATAATCCGTCAACAATACTCGAAGCCGTATCATTGGAAAATGAATACAAATCAGTCGTTGATAATTCATCTATAATTCCCTGTCTGAGTTCTTCTATCTTATCCCTATAATCCTCTATTTGGCTTTCCCAATCAGCAATCTTCCCGTCGTCACGTTTTTTAGACCTTTTGCTTTGCTCTGCAGCTATCATACCCTCAGTTTCCGCTATCTTTTGATACAAGTTATTTACCTGCTCTATCTGCTTGCTATATTTCTCACTGCCGATAGCTTTGGCTGTTTCACGTTCCAACTGCCGGTATTGCTTTTCCAAGTTTTTCACATTCTCTTGATGCTGTTTAATTTCCCGATTAGCCTTACGACTTCTTCGGTCAAAGACATCAAATGCAGAAGATATAAGCCCAACGGCACCTGAAATCATAGCAGCCGGATTCATGGAAGCAATACCGCCGGCCAGCTTACCTGCCGACCCAACCATATTGGATATACTTCCAAGTAACTTTTGGGTTTCTTCATCCCCAGCCAATCCCATGTTCTTTAAACCGCCTATGACCGAATCAAAACATTCGTTCACCATTCCAAGCACTTCGGAAGTATCACCAAATATTTCTTTTAAGGATGCTTTCTTTTTAGTCTTATCAGCCTCTTTCTGATATTCTTTTATATGAGTAACCAAGCTGCGGAACGGGTTACGGGATTTGATTTCATTCTCCGCATCTTTCAGCTTCTCCAAGACCTTATCCAGGTTAATAGGGTCCAGCTTCAAATCTTTAGCTTTCGACTTGATTATCTGAATAAGATTTTCTATTTCGGAAATGGTAAGGTTATCCAAATCGCCGAACAATTTTACCCATTCATCCGACTGCATCAACATCTGTGCATTTAACTCGTTCAAAGCTTTTTCTTTGCCTTTGGTTAGTTTATCTACCAATTCCTCATTTCCTGCTGCTTGAGCAATCTTTTCATCCCATTCTTTGGTTATAGTGTATTCGCGGCTCTTATAATCATCAAGTTGAGCAATAAGGGCATCGTATTTTTCCTTGAGTATTTTTTCTTCATTCATCAGATTCTTAACTTGAGCTTCAGAATACATATTACTCAATAAGTCTCGCTGCTCTTGTGGTAACTGCTCTATGGATGTAGTTGTAGGCTTGAAAACTCCCTTTTCATTATTCTTCTTACCTTTATTCCTTTCCTCCCATTGTTTTTTTTCGATTTCTTGTTGAGCCTTTATCAAAGCTTCTCCATGTTCTTTTATCGCAAACAACTCTTTCTGAAAATCCAAACGGCGCTGAGCTTGATACTTTTCTTCTCCTTCTTCCATTGCATCGATTCTCATCTGTTGCAAATCCATTGAAAATTGTTCAAACAGTTTTCCCTGTTCTTTTTTTGCATTCTCAATATCGCCTTTATAATCTTTTTTATCCGGTTCTGTATTAGCCACAGTTGTGCCGGTTGTCGTAGTAGTCGTAGTGGTCGTACCAGTATTGACAGAAGTCAGACCTTTGATAAACGGAGCAAATCTCTTTTTTACTTGATAGATTTTATATTCGGTCGAATAAACGCTTCTGATATATTCATCCAAAGCATTTGCCACATCATCCCCTAAGTTTTTTACTATCTTGCCTTCTTTCTTGAGATCTGCTACGATATCACGTTGAATATCATATACCAAACCAACATTTCCCTTTCCTTGCCTATGAGCCTCGTAAACGCTATCAACAACTTTCTGAACAGTCAGGTCAAGCACACCTTCGTTAGAGTAAAAGTTTGAAAGCCCTTTGCGAATCTTCTCCAACTCATCAGCCTGCTTCTTTACTCCAGATGTAGCGATTTCATCGGTAGCTTGGTTTTGTATCTGTAAGGCAATCTTTTCTTTCAATGAAGCATTTATACGGTCATAAGCACTCTTAATTTCTTCTGCAGAGGATTTTTCAGTAAGCATATTACTAAGATAACTTCCATACTGTCCGTTTATCAGGCTTATCACTTTCCTTCTCTCTTCTGTCCCTTCCTTAGCGCGAGCCAATGCCGAAAATACATCATCCAATGCTCTTTTCTCTTTCAACTGTAATGCTATGCACTCGTTATAAGACTCATTTAATTTCCTATTTGCCTTCTCTGCTTCACTAACGTATGTTATATGCTTATATATGGCATATCCCAAAGCAGCTATAGCTGTTGCAATAAGCATATAAGGACTTTTAGCCATTATAGCATTCAATGCTTTTGTCTTCATGGCAAGTATTTCCTTTGCCTTGCTGACTATATTAAGCCAGTTTGCTTGAAGTTGCATCGATAGGGTCCACCCTTTAGCCAATCCCTGTTGATACAACTCTGCTTGCGCAGCGAGCAATACCGCAACACGATAACTTCCCCACGCCGTAGCACCTACTACCAACAAATCTTGCAAGGTAGATAATGTGTTTACCAAATCCCCATTAGAAAACGCATTATTAAAACTTTCGGCGATACCGGCAACTTGCTTCATTATTTCCTCGCCCATTGGCCGGAGTGCCGCAGTTATATTATTACGAAGAAGTACCAACTGATTTTCAGTACTATCATTCATCTTTTTAAAAGCAGTTTCCGCAGCTCCAGCGGAATTTCCCAACTCCGCCAAATCCTTAGAAGCTCCCTTGGCATTCTTTCCGGTAAGAGCCAATGCAGCTTGCAATGCTTCATCAGTACCAAGCAACTCTTTCATCTTGGTTGCAGAACCATCAGCTTTATCGTAAATCAACTGTAATGCTTCTTGGAATGTACGGCCTTGGAAAGCTGCATCTCCGAGTTGGTTAGCTGTACCAAGTATAGCAGCACGTATCTTTGTCATGGCTTCCGATGTCGGTACACCTTGCTTAGTTATAGTAGCCACAGCAGCCAGTACATCATCAAGGCTTATGCCAAATGAAGCAGCAATCGGTGCTGCTTGGGCAATACTTGTGCCAAGTTCCCCAAACGTGGTCTTACCTAAACGGACTGTAGTAAATAGCTTATCGGACACGGATTTTGCTTTATCTGCCTGCATACCGTAAGCATTCAAGATAGTAGTAATGGCATCAGCAGCCGTTGCCGTTTCAGTCAGACCGCCGGTAGCCGCCTTAGCGGATACCTCTAAAATTTCCATACCATTTGCTCCATCATGACCGGCAGACACGATTTGATACAATGCTTTAGCCGCTTCATCACCGGCAATAGGAATATCACGAATCATATCCATAACACGATTCATATATTCTGTCAAGCTACCATCCACTTCTTTAGAAAGAGTAGCAACTTCAAGCATGGCTTTCTGAAAACGTTTTTCAAAATCGTATGATTCTTTGGCCGCACGAGCAAAGGCTATCCCTGCACTGATACCGATACCTCCGAACACATCAAACGATGTAATTTCATCAGCCATCGCCTTTATTATACCAATAGCTTCCCGACGACTTTTATAAAGTCCGGTATTATCTATGCCTGTAGCAAAATATAATGCACCATCTTTATTCTGAATACCCATAATTCATTTATTTTTAAAATATAAGAAAGCCCCATATCTTCACAGACACGGGGCATCAACCTCTAAAAACAAGACATGAAACAATGTTTCAACATTGTAATATATAAAAACAGGCATTATTTCGCTTTTGCGCCTTCAATATCATAGTACCTCTTCATCCGAATTGTTTTTGTCGGATCATCAAAACTTGGTAACTCAACCCATTCATAATCCACACCTTCGGTTTCTCCATCTTCATCAACTTTCCGGTTTCTTTCTTTCATCACAGAAGCATATTCCTGCATCATTATTTCAATCAAGGAATAACTGCTTTCCATTGTTTCCTTATAAGTCAATCCTAACGAATCATGCACTATAACTAAGAATCTTGCTTGACTGTATCCTGCCAACTTTGCAGATTCTTCTGAGCGGCTATTATCTCCGTCTCTCTCAATGGGCTCACGTTCTGAAGCATCGTGATAGAGTCGCAAAAAGGGAAGTAACCTATTCTAAAGAATATGGCATTGAGAAGTATTCGTATATCTTCCCATGTGGAATTATCTATAAGAACATTGCGAAACCATGCCGGTGGCTCCGACGGCTTATTATGAATGCCCAAACATACAATATCAAGAAGTAACTCTCCATACTTATCCATCATAACCGGAAAATCACTAGTCGGCTCATCAGACTTGACAATCATCTTATCAAGGTCTGCCGGTTCTATTTCAAGCAAAAGAGGTCGCAACTTAAACCATGTCCTAACCGTTATCGGACGTATGACTATACTATCCCCGACTTCCTTTCCTGCCGGAATAGATTTTCTCTCGCTAAAATCAAATGGTATCTTAACTGGTTGCTCCGTTATGGAAGCCGACTCCAATTTAAACAAATTCTTTATGCTCATAAATTTATCCAAAGGGGCTATCCCGTTGTACTTCCGGGAAAACTCCATAATATTCGCGACTATTATAGAATTGTTTCGCCCCTATCCATCAAAAGTTTGTTTCTATAGGCGGACTCGAACCGCCGACCTCATTATACAATGCGCTCTGCCGACTGAGCTATATAGAACCATAGTTATTACTTGGATGCGGTTTTGGCCGCCTAAGCTTTAGGCGCCGCATCAGTAACTTCACGCATAAAGGCAGTTTTGGTTTCCCCTTTTTCTGTAATTGCTGCCTGTACGTACACACGAACCAATAACAACTCTGCTTGTTCTGCACCCGGAGCCTGCGAAATCTTAGCTGCTATCTTACCATTGACAACAGTATAAACTACTTTCTTTCCTTTTTTGGGCAATGTTTCGCATTGGAATGTCTTATTGATTGACGGAATATCCGTAGGCTTATTCCAAACATCCTTTGGAGATAATTCTTCCCCTTTGTCAACGGTTCCACCGGCAAGCAATGCTATTGTATCATTACTTGGAGTAGGAATAGAGAACTCAATATAATCAGTGGTATCTTTTACAAATTCCACATATAAGGGTTCGGTACTGCCTTCAATGTCTATCTTCACTTCCTTAGGGTCTGCAAAGTTGAAAGCAACACTACTTTTGGTGGGTAAGGGAAGTGTGGTAAAATCCGTTCCCGGCACTCCATCACCAACATCTGCAATTCTAATCGCGCCTACGCCCATAGCAATAGGCCTTACCGTTTTTGTTTCTGCCATAATCAATTATCCACTTTTACATTAAATCGAATATTAGTACACATAAATCCCTCTTTTAAATCCGGTATCGGAATACTTAGGAAATCCTCTATTTCTCTACAATTGCCATCATCGCTATTTATCGAAGCAAGAGCCTTACGCACCATACGTTTTAACTCTTTCATACGTTGACGCTGATACATTCCATTATGCTTCAAAGGAACAAACACATTCACATTTACAGGGATTTTATTAATGAAATCCAACTCCGTTAATGATAGATGATTAATTACGATATGTTCGTCCTTAACACCGGCCTCAGATTTGTCTTTATATATGGCAATTCCAGTACCGGCAGCTTCTATCGCTTCATATACGAAATCTATTACATCAAATTCATCCATAAACTAGATTTTTTCAAATACCCTAATCAATGCCTTACGCAAATACTCCTGACATTGGATATATCCCGTAGTAGCCACATCTTTTCCTTTGGCTTCAACATGAACCGCATATTCCATACCGGCAACACCAATCAGTACGTAACTGCCTTGATAAGCCAAAGAAATATCTTCGGCCAACTGTCTGGCTTTGGAAATACCAGTATCACCGTCATTCCCTTTACCGCTTTTCTCAAAGTTTTCAGAAACGGTTTCTCCATCCATAGCTATTATATAACCTACAGAAGAACGAAGATTGCCTGTGCGGTCTGTATAGTTACCCGATTTACGGGCCACTTCTACAAATTTTTCTCCGGCAGCAGAAAGTAATTTAAAAATCCTTTCTTCTGCTCGTTCTTGGAATTTGTCAAACCAGCGGTCTATATCCGCATCCGAAAACAAAGGCGTCAGTCCTGATTTCATACATTTATAATTGAATGGGATTGATACGGTTCCCAGCAAATTATATCCACATCAACATTAAGAGAAGGAACTTGTAAACGCAAATATTTAACATCAATATCAGGACGGACTTTAGTATAGAAATAGCCATGTACTTGCTTTTCGTCGCCAAGGCTGTTTTTCTTCATAACTATGCGCCCATCACTAACGGAATCATATCTTCCCTTTACTGACAGAGTTTTTGTTTCTCCATCAACCCACTCACCATTGACTAATTTTCCGCCAATTTCATAAGTTATCAAGGCAGTATGAGGATATCTGGTTACCATGCGTTCCTTGCCCTTCCCCTAATAATGATTTTCTTTCCTAATTTGGCAGCCTTTTCAGGCTCCCCGTTCTCAATATATAACTGCTTTGCAGTCTGTATATAGTAAGAGCGGGGATGAGAGATAGATAACTTGTTTTCCGTGAAATCCGGAGAATTTATCAGCATGGCATACGTATCAGCGACACATAGACCAACTTGCTTTATATTATCAGTAGTACATTGTTCTTCGGGATTAATACCACGCTTTACAAATACTACCTTTTCCAAGAAGCCTTCCATATCTCCAATAGAGGGATATTCCAGTATCGTTTCTCTGATTGTTGCCATAACTGTATTATTCTTCGTCACCCGGTTCTAAGTTTTCATCATCCACTTCCTGACCCAAGAACTTAGCAGGAATATTATCCGTACCTTCTGTTGCTTCGTCAGAAGGCCATTCCTTACCGTCAGCCTGCAAGATATACATAGCTTCCGGATCATTGACTACAGGAATTGCATTAGCTTCAGCCTTGGTCCACTCCTTGAACGGCTCTTCAGTAGAGAATTTTGTAACCAAGATAAAGTCTTTCTTTACCATGATTGCTTTCTTCTTCAAAGACTCCGAATTTTCAGCCATAATAGGACCGTGCTGGATATTACCAACATTCAAATCCTCAAGGAAGCAAATACGATGCTTCTTCCATGGGCAAACAGTAGTACGTTTGTGGTTTGCATCTTCAATACGCACAGCCGGATTGATAGTGATAATCTGTGCCGGATATTCTTGTTCAGCCAAATACTCGTTAATAACCTTCTTGGTGATAACGAGTTTCGATGTCTGGTTAATCCAGCCCTTAATCTTATCCAAAGTTGATTTCTGCTTCTTCAATAAAGTGAAATCAGATGTCAGCATAATGATGTATCGCAGACTTACCCCCTTGGCACTTGCTGCAGAAAGTACATCTTCAATATCTTGCAAACCGTCAGCTTTTGCAGCATCAGCCCAGTCTGCAGAAGATTTCTTTCTGTTATCTGCCGGCATACCACAACCTACAAATTCAGTGGTTACAATGCCATTATTATTCTTTGCTGACAAGTTGAAACCTGCACGGCTCATATACTGCATAGCCCACCATTCCATACGGCCACGCACTGCATTATACACAAAATCCTGGTCTTTAAAAGCAAGATTCAGCAACTCCATTTGCTCTGCATCTCCTTGCGCATCACGTTCCAGATTCTTATATTCCTGATAGTCGCTTTCGTTCATGCCACGCTTTACGGCTGTTTTTGGAATATCACCGGACATTTTGCTGATTACTTCCCGCGTCTTCTCTGGAGCGGAAGAATCAAAAGAAACGACATCGGCAATTACCGGAGCACCTTTCTCTCCAACCAATGTTTCCCATTTCAAGCTTGTAACTCTTTTGGGAGTAAAGAAATTAGGGTAATACATTGGTTTTACATGGCGCGAGTTTAAACGGGCGCTCATGTTTTTCTTGTTTACTTGTCTAATTAAACTTCTTTCCATAAATCAATTATGATTTCTTGTTTACGAATCTGATTAACGGCATCAAAGCCTTCAAGCCTGCATCAATAGGGAAGGGCATATTACCTTCACTAATGGTTCCACGCACCATTAAGCCGCATGATTGGTTAGCAACAGTCAAATCTACTTTTGACAAGGTTATCACCAACTCAGATGAACTTGTAACAAGGGTTGCCTTTCCTGCCGTAGTCTTCTCTTTTACCCCGACTAATACTTGACCTACCTTTGCTGCGCCAATCGTGGCTTCAAGAGTAATAACATCATATCCGGCATTACTCTTGTCTATGGCTGTAATCTTATCGGATGCACCTTTTAAGCCCCCTCCAACGGTAACAAAATCCCCAACAGCAAACAGATGGCTTTTATTGACTTTTACAGTCGTTCCCTCTGCTTCCAAGGCTTCTGTAACCAAAGCAGTCTTGATTACATGATACCCTCCATTTTCATCTTTGCCGACAACACAATATGGCGGCAATTCGTCCAATGGCATACCGTCAAAAATCGCAGTTCTTAAATCAGCGCGAACAATGGTACCGCCACCGACAACATCCTCGAGCATTTTTATGACCGCAGGATGGTACTGAAATTCTTTTTCTTTCTTAAAAAACATAGCTACAATGGATTAATTATTAATCAATACCGAGACTGGCAACCCCGTTGGAATCCCCAGTACCCTCATCTTTATTCATGATTTCCAACCATTCCTTTTCTGTCCGGTCTTTGGGCTGTGCTACATACGGGCGATAATTGCCTGCATCCACTTCATCGGATATTGCGCTTTGGCGAATTTCCTTTATTGCTGTCCGCTAAAACTCAAAAGGGCATAAATATTCCGCCCGAAGCCCTCTA